GGGAGGCGCGGAGACGGGTTTTCCCGTCTTTGGGTCGCGGATGTAGCCCGTGCCGTTCTGGCCTGCTCCACGGTTGCCTACATAGTGCTGGTAGTCCTCATCGGAGATGGGGATATATCCATCGTCAATGTACTTTTGCCGCTCCTCATTGGTGGAGTAGTGCACGCCGCTGACGACGGTCGTTTCACGGTATCCAGCGGCGTCAAATTTTGCAAGGTATTCTGTTTCCATTTTGATGCGTCCTTTCTCAGATTCCTAGAGCTAACCAATATAGCGGGTAACGAGAAAAGTGTGTTTGGAACCCCTCCTGTTTTAGATCAAAAGGCATTGGAATATCGCCATATGCTTCTGATACAGTATTACCGCGATTGCGACGAGCGGGGATTAAGCACAAAACTCTATTGGGAAAACGTATCGGAAAATTTACTGTGGTATATTTTTCTACTTGACCGAAGTCTATAGCCCCCCACTGCACAATCAGCCCATTGGCAAACTTGACCCATCCATTCTCATCGAGATTGCCCGCAACGATGCCAGTTTTTGCCGCGTTGATCTGGTTGAGGATCCACTGCAGAGACTGTCCTCCGATGGTATTTGCGTTGGATGCCGTCCCTTCAAACCCGCCATCAGCCTTCATTCTACCGCTTGTATAGACGTGTTTCCCATTGTACGAGCGCACCCAATCGTTATCGGTCATTTGCCAACCGCCGCCATGATCCTCAAAATAGAACCCGCTATCACCGCGTGCCCTGAACCAGTCATTGGCGAGTACGGACGGAACTGTAAGCTGCCCTGTCATCGTATCGCCGGACTTGCTGACCTTACCCGCAAGCGCATTTGTCACCGTCGTCACAAAGTTCGCATCGATTGCCTGTGCAACAAAGGCGGTGCTCGCAATCTGCGCCGTGTTGGTCCCACGTGCTGCGGTCGGTGTGGTCGGTGTGCCAGTGAGCGCGGGAGAAGCAAGCGGGGCTTTGGGTGCAAGACGGTCATCGACCTCCCGCCTCGTATACGCCCCGATGTTTCCCGGCGTTACGGGCTGCCATGTGTTATCGTTGCGCAGGAAGCGTGCGTTGTTCGCTGCCTCGGGCGCGGGCAAGGTGTAGACGTTATCCGCAAGGTGCTTCCTCTTAACGGATTTCTCGGGATGGTCGAGCTCAGCTGCGGTGCGATGCATGCTAATGCCGGAGGTTGCTGCGCTCTCGATTGCCTCCTCGAGATACCGTGTAATCCCATCGACATCGTTATCCATACAGTCACGCCCGTGATTTACGATGAGGTTCGCGATTGCCTTGCACATCGCCGACCACTGGTAGTACATCTTGTTGTGCATCCGCGAGAGCGCCATGCCGGGCATGACGCCGCCAATGCGTTGTGTCGCCTCTTTGTACTCCGAATCGTTGTATGTGCGCTCCGGAGCGTTGTCCTCGTTAAATATCTGGAAGTTTGTCTTTGCCATTGTTTTTCCCCCATCTAGGTCCATCGGCTTTCATCGTAGCCGTTCATGCCGGCATTTTTATCAGCTGTGTCATATGAGAACGACACACTCGGCAAGGAGTTCATCCAATCCGCATGATCGTATCCCTTGATGGTGTCTGTCTCGAGATCATACCCAAATACCGCACGATCTGCGAAATAGTAATTCATGCGTACGCCCTGCGGCTTCGGAACAATCAGCCCTTGGCGCACCATCTCTTTGGTGATTTGGTCGCTTATACCAATGACGAGTACATTGATCGTCATGTCCTGATTGTCCTGGATAAGAATGCCCTTGCCAAAGAGCGCATCCCACAGCTCCTTGATGTCCTCAATGCCGCCCTTCCACTGATTCTTTGCAATCTGTGCACGCAGGAGGTTACGGTATGCCGCATTATCGAGCACGGGTGAGAGCCCCTTATCCGGTTGGTACGGAAGTGTGCGCCGCGCACCGACGAACTCTCCGAGAATGTCCTCCTGTGCGCCCGTGGCATAGTCGAGATCAAATGCATCATCCAGATAGATTGCCAAGGCAAAAATATCATCCGATGGTGTGAGCAGCGCCGCGACGGTCCGCATGAATTTCTCGCGCACACGGTGCTGCGAAGTGATGAGGTCAAGGTACGCATTGATGACTGCCATCAGACCACCTCCACTGTGACCGAGGCACTCTTTGCAATGGCGTTGTACGGGATGATAACATCGACCACGCCGGGCACTCCTCCGACTCTTCCAAGCTGCACCGATTGCAGGGCAAACGGCGGGCGCAGCACGTCATCCACAGCGGCGGCAATCGCCGTGAGGATTCCCGTTGTTGTGACGTTCACACCAATGCCGAGGCGCTCAATGTATGCCGCAATGTTGCGCTTGATGTTCTGTTCAACCGCTGTCGTGTATGTCGCGTACTTTTTGACGGTAATCTTAACAGAAATCTCCTGATAGACCGGGCGAAAGAAGCGAATTTCGTTCTTCAGCCCGTCGGAATTAATGTGAAGGGTCGTCGTTGTTCCATGCGTGCCGCAGCCGGGTCCCTTGCGCAGGTAAATCTGCTCTGCAATCGCTCCGTCAAGTCCCCCCTCAACCACGGCAGCGATGCTGTGGCTTGGGATGCCGTTTTCATCGGTATGGTTTGTGTCATTCTCGTACACCTTATACCGTGTCACCCCTGCAACGCTTCCAATGCCCGCGAGGGTACTGTTTACCATGTTCTGACTTGGAATCGCCGTCGAGATTGCCTGGCGGCGGCGCAGTTCCTCGTCGGTTTCAATGGGGCGCCCCTTTACGGCCGGAACCTTGTTGGTCACAGAGACCCAACCGTATTGCGGGTTACTGATTTTTACAATCGTACCGGGAGGCGCCTCCACTGCCCCGATACTCTGACACTGCGCCGTCGTTTCGAGCGTTTCGCTCTCAAATTTTAGGTTTTCCGGCAGACGCCACTTCCTCCCCTGTGTATCCTCGACAACGCCCGCAGGAACCGTCGTTCCGGGTGTCCCCGTAAGCGTTAGGACACAGGTTGAGTAGGTCGCCGTCTTGCGCCGCAGCCCGTTGAGCTTGACACGGCTCGAAAGCCCCGTCCCGACCGCTGTCTTTACACTCTGATTGTTGTAGACGAGCTGCAACAGCTGAAAGGTGTCGTACGTCTTGAGCGAAAATGCGGAGATCATCTGATAATCCTGCGAATCGTTGCCGAGATAAATATCCCGACCATATATTTCCCTGAACTTCGCGATGAGATCATCCCGAATGTCGGCATATGTTGGGATGTGAACCCCTGCATCGTCAATATAGGGAGCAAAATATCCCATAGCTACACCTCCTCATCCAAGCTGAATGTGCCGTAGTCGCTTTGAACCGCCGCGCGAATCGTCAGCGTTCGGTGCTCGCTGTCCCACGCCGGGTCGAAGGACAAAACGGACAGGACGTGCGGTGTCTCCTGTATGCGGTTGCGGATGATCTGTTCCGCCGCTTTGACATCACGGCTTGCGACGATCTTTTGCCAGTATGGCACGCCATCCTCGATGTCTTCCCACCACTCGTAGACGAGGAGGCGCAGACGTGTCAATACCGCCTGCCGTACAGCGTCTGCGCCCTCGATGTAGGCGTGGCTATTACCTACGGTAAAGTCCCCGTTGTCATCCAGTGCACGGTATCTCACTGCATCACCCTCCTACCGTCACGTTCGGGCTGCCGCTCACATGCGTTCCGCTGAGTCCACAGCTCTGACAGACGGTCACGTCACCCACACGGACAACGGGTCGGCCATTGCAGGAGACGGTTCCACTTCCTGCAATGCTCACAAATGTTCCTCCGTGCGGGCAGTTCGTCGCCCCTGTATCGTTCAGCCTATGGAGCTGTAGTCCGTTCACGCTCACATTCGGGCTCGCCGTTGCATTCGTTCCTGTACGCCCATGCGGGCAGCATGGCAGTTTTTTGTTGCACACGCCTGTTGTCGTGTCTCCGATGCGCGCTGCTGCTGACATATTCTCTCCTTCCTTACGGGTCATTAAGTCCAATGTGTGCCGCCTTAATGTCAATGACACCTGCCGCACAGATGTTGATGTCGCTGCCGCTGATCTCGATATAGGCGTCGCCCGCCGCATTGCGCAGCTGCGCCGTGCCCGCCGAGTATCCGCCGACAACGCTCGGCTGACTGCGGAAGCCGACGAGGGCGAACCCGTCCGAGAGATCATGCCGTCGCTTTTCGACCTGATTCTGCACACCGCCGTTTTGCCACCATGCGTCCATGCAGTTATCGCCAAATACCACAAGACAGTCATCGCCGGGCTGTATGGGAAGCGTCAGGCAGTAGCCGCCGCCGGAGTAGATGAAGAACGGGACATCCGGCAGGAGCGGAATCTCCGCCCATGTAAGCACGCCACTGCGGTTCATCCGCTCGCGGATCGCCAGCTGCACGGTGCATGTCTGCCGCGCATAGTCAACCGACCGAATGATGCCGGGCGCTGCTACGCGAAGGTCAAGGCCGAAGCCGTCCAGCTCACGCTTTCTCTGTTCGATCTCCTCTGTGAGCCGTTCCGAAATTTTAAGCACGCTATCACCTCATTTCAGTGTCTGCCCTGCCCCGTTTACTGCCGTTAGAAGTCCCATACGTCCGTTGCGGCTGACACCAACGACGGAGGTCGTCCACTCGTCGCCCCATGTGTCTCCGCGATGCTCGACCGAGAACACCTGATATTCCCCGTCCTGATCGAACTGTGCCGTCTGTGGGAGCTGATCGCTCTTTTGCTGCCCGCTGCCGGGGTCAATCTGGACTGCCTGCCGCTGAATCAGTTCATTATCAATCTTGATCATCGTCCGGAGCTTGACACGGGCATCGAGGAGCATCTTTATCTGGATCCCCTGATCGGTGTAGACGGGCGTCCCGACAAGCCCCGTCATCGGCGTAAGATGGAGCACGCGATCTTCCGGTATTTCCTGCTCGACTGTCTCCACCGTGAGCTTGCCGTCCTCTCCCTCCCAGTAGGCGGCGTCGTTCCATGTGCAGATGTCGCGCAGATACTGCGCGGGCGTGCCAAAGAGCACCTTACCGCGTGGGAGGGACTGATCCGGCAGTTCATCCGTGACCGCTCCGACCTCGATTTTCTCATCCGCCTGCGCTGCGATGGCCTGCACCACATCGCGCGGCGTACTGCCCGCCGCGATGGTGCTGCGGACGTGGTTGACAAAGAGACTATTCATTCCTTTGAGCGCAACGATCTCAAGACGGTAGTCGGTGCCGTTCTCACGATTGCGGAACACCTGCACAATGTCGCCCGTGAATATCTCACCGTACTGCCCCTCTTCGTAGCCGCCGAAGATAGATATCTGAAATCCCTCTTCGATGACTTCCTTCTCGGACGCTGCGCTCATGTTGTAGACGATGAGCGTTCCGATCTGCACAGCAGTCTCGGTCGTCGCCTTGGTCTGGAACTCGCATTTGAGGAGAGATACATCCATCTCCGCGTCATGATCGAGATCGAACTCATCCGTTGGATTGCCCTCCTCATCCTTCTTGTACGCGAGCTTGTAAATGGTGATCTTCCATTTGCGCCCGTAGAGGCGCCCCTTGCGAGTCGCCAGCTCGGACACGGTCTCGTCATTTGTTTCGTCATTTGTCTCCGCCATCGCTGTCCCCCCAGATGATGTACCAGTCCGATTCCAGTGTCGTTTCGCTCGGCCACTGCTCCATTGCGCGGCTGCGCGGCACGATCCACGCGCTCCCGATGCCGAGGTAGCCGACCTGCTCCAGGATGTTCTGTCCCGGCACGAGCGGAAGCCCCGCGTAGACGCATTTCTCATTTTTGTAGATATCGACGAGCCAGTATTTCGCGAGGTCGTTGAAGCTCATGCGGAATTTGAGGAGTGTGTTCCCACCGTCAATCGGTACTTTCGCACTGAATTTACGCTGCGGGATTGCCTGAAAGGGCACAATGCAAAACACGGACACACCTCCTAGGAGAAAACTTCTTCAACGGTATCTGTGAGCGCAGCAAGCGCGGTCTTGTTGACATCCTCGCCCGTCTGCACAGGGACTTGTCCCCCGGAGGACTCTTCTACCGATGCCGAGGCACGCGCACTGACCGTTGTCTCAGCGACCGATGCAAAGATGATCTCCCGCAGACGCACCGTGCACCGCAGTGCGTGGAGCGTATTCACGTCATCGGGCGCGGACAGCTCCTCGATCAGCATGTTGTTGTAGGTCTGCAGGCGCGTCTCGACCGTAATCGGAACACGCGAGAGCTGCATTGCACGCAGGCTCTTCCATGCCGCGACAGAACGGTTGCCGCCCGGCGTTGTCAGTATGTCGGGCATCTTTGGAAGCCCTTTGAAGTTACTGTACCAATCATAAATCTTCTTAACGATTGGTGCGGACTTTAGGAAGGTATCAACCACGGGCATGACGGCGTCCTGAATCATGCCGCCGATGATGGGAATGCTCGTCACTTTCTGGAGCACGCCTCCGATGGCGGGCGGCAGGGTCATGTAACTCTCTGCCGTGGTGTCGGTCATCATGACCTCGATGGTGAGTTCTGCCGGTTCGATGACGGCGTGGTCGGTCATCGTGACACCCGTCTGCACGGGGTAGTTCGTCGGACGCACGCGGCTGACATGCTCCGTACGCATGATGCCGTCAAAGTGCATTCCACCGATCGGCCATCCCGGCGTACTGAAGAGGAACTGCTCCATGTTCTTGTAGCCGCTGAGAAAGTTCGCGATCTCGTAGTGTCCCGTGAGCTTGCCGACCTCCGCACCGATCTTCATCCAGTCGGGCTTCTCCTTCCCTGTCAGGAGGTCTGCAAAATAATTGATTCCATCAATCGACAGTCCATGCTCTACGCCCATCAATCCACCTCCCTAAATCATTACAGGTGCGCCCGTCATCGTACGGCTGCGCAGGATGTACGCGCCCTGCTTCTCGAGCGAGGACATGACCTCACGTCCGACGCTCCTGCCGATCTCTGCCGCATTCCTGTTCGTTCCGTTTACCGTAACGCCGCCAACATCGACCTGATAGACGACGCTGCCTCCGCTGCCGCTTCGCTCCTGCATGGACGGGGGCATTCCTGCCATCAGACCGTTATAGAGGAGCGGGTCGACGCGGTAGTTGGCATTTGCAGAAGTCGGCAGGATGCTGCCGATGGCGTCTGCAGCGTCGACGAGCGGACCGATCACAGGGTTCAGCCGCGCAGCTGCAGCGACCACATCTTTTACGGTGTCCATGACGCCGCCCTTGCTCTCCGTCTGTGGAGCTTCCTCGATCGGAGAGGGCGGCGCTTCCGGCGATGTGCCGCTTGCAGTGTTGTCTGGGGACGCGCCACGGGGCTTTGCATCCAGAATTCTGCCTGAGAGAATGTCATCGTATGCCTCTGCCGCATAGGATTGCTCATACCCATGTTTGCCGACTTCCCATATATCCGTCCATGCAGTAGCAGCCTCTGACACGGACATCTGGTTCATGTGTTCGGGATCGAGATTCCTCTCGTAGGCTTCCTTGATAGCGTAGTCCGTCTGTACGCCTGGGTCTTGCGGGTCAAGCCTGTGTTCCTCAGCCCATGAAAGAAACGCCGTTGTCCTGCCACCGTTCCATTGATACATTCCATAGCCACCGACGTGCCCAACCCCCGGAACATCGTGCTCCGGCACATTGCTCGTGTCAAAGTTATGTTCCTGCTTCAGTCTTCCAAGAATACCCGCGATTGCCTCATCGGAGTATCCTTCTTTTTTGAGCCTCTCGTAGACGACACGTCGATTCCACGCGCGATCCCCGTCTCCTGCGGGACTTCCTCCACGGTCAGGATCCTCCCCCTTGATAATGTTCCATGCCTTTTTGAACTCGCCGTCCTTGAGGGCGAGCAGTGCCCGCCCGAACTTGCCGACCTTCTCAATCGCTCCATCAATCATCTCGCCCATCTCTTCCCAGAACAGGCGGAAGGGCTTGCTGTCCCGCATAAAGGAAAGGAGTTCGCTGAACAGCTTGATTGCATTCGTTACCGTCCGCACAAGCGTGGTGAACACGCTGAGTACCGCACGGATGGCGTCGCGGAAGGTGTAGACGTGATTTGTCTTGCCCATCTCGCCGAACATCCCACGGAAGGCAATATTCACGAGATCGAGAATGACATTGAAAAGCTCAAGCGAGACTGCCGCGAGCTCTGCGATGGCATCGATGAAGTCGCGGTATTCCTCGGTCTTTCTGACCTCATCCGTAAGATCGGCGATCCCGTCAATGACAAGGGCGACCGCATGAATAAGGTTTACAATCATCCCCCAGAGGAGCTCGACGGATTTGCCGAGCCCATCCACCGCGCCGTGCTTGTCGGCGGATTCGTAGAACATCTGCAAGCTCTCAAGCAGTCCCCCGAGAATGCTCGCCGTGATGTGCCCGAGGGCTTTTCCGAGTTCTCCGAGAACTCCGAGGAAGTTCCACAATCCGTCGGACTTCCCTACACGCTCGAGCAGATTCACAATGCTGCGGGCAAACGCGAGCGTCCTGTCTTTTGCCGTGCTACAGAGATCAACGAATTGCTCCCAGAACGGCAGAGCCTCCTTCTTGAACTCCTCCCATTTGACCTTTGCCCGCTCGATGTACTCGTTCAGCTTGTCCCAGTATTCCCCGAACGCGGACTGCTTCCCCTCCATGTGACCATAGTAGTCGTCGATGAGGAGAAGCAAAGATCCGACAAGCAGGAGCATGCGGGTCAGTGGATTCGCTCTCAGAACGAGCGTCAGCCCCGCAAGTGCCGCCGCCGCAATCTTCACACCGCGTGGAAAGCTCTCCCACACACCCCAGAGGGCTTTCCCGATATCGACAATGAGCGTCAGGAAGTGTCGCCCTACGTTGATGATGTAGACAAGCGCACGGGCGGCTTTCTCCGTCCAGACGCTCATGTTCTTCACGAACATATCGTTAAAGCTGCGGAACTTCTCGCGTGCCTCCGTAAGCGGGCGGTTCAGGTATTTCATGAGATAATACCCGACCCATGTCATTGCGTACGAGACCTCTTGCTTTAGCCGAGTAAACTCAAACGTGAGATCACGAAAGTTCTTCATCGTCTCGGCGAAGTCCCCGCCGATCTGCATCTTACGCCCGTCTGCGGTGAGCTTCTCGAAACGCCCCATCAGCTCCGGTGTCAGCATGATGTCCTGTATAGATGCGCCGAGCGCATCCGTCGCCGACTTCATCGCCCATGCGGCATCCTTACCAACCATCATCTGACGGGACAGTTTCTCCATCGCAATGTCCTGCGTAGCGGCAGACTTCATCAATCCGAACACAGACGCGGTCACCCCTGTGATCGCTGTCCCGATCATCGCCGAGGCGCGGACGAAGTTTCGTGCCATGTCCCCCGTCGCCGCCTCGACCGTATGGTCGAGACGGTTGATGGTCGCCTCCGCCTGAGCAAAGCCCGGCCGATCCAGGCGCACACCCAGCCCGACAAGGTATTCCTGTATCAGCTCACCGATCATATATTGTTCACCTCCCTCTGTGCCTCTTCATATTCACGCGCACGCCACCGATTCTCCCCCTCCACGATCATGATCTCATGGATATCGAGCAGATCGCCGAAGGTATACGTCCCGTCCCACAGTTCGTGCTGCTTCCACTTCCCTGCAATGACGGGCGCGTACACCCACGCATTTACGTTGCGGTACTGGCAAAGCTCAAACTCTGGAGACCGGCTTTCAACTCCTTCAAGCCGTCTCCGGTGAAAAAACCCGCAATGTTAAAGACAAGCGCGTGGATCGTCAGGAGAATAACGAGCATCGCGTTGTCCTCGATGTCCGCAACACCCCAGCTGCCGTTCTCATTGAAGAGCGGTGCGGTGCGGGCGGGCAGCACCTCACCGACGACCGAGAGCACGTCGCGCTGAAAGGCGATGAACTCCCCCTTGCTCATCAGTGCACGGCTCGGCAGGGAGACGGCTGCGTCTCCCCCGTCTGCCTTGACGGCGTTCATTACCTTTGCCTCCATGCCCATCGGAAGCATCTTCTCCATCAGCGTGAATGCGATGTAGCTGCCCGTGAATGCGTCAAAGGCGCGGATTTCAAACTTCCGCCCCTGAATCTCGACGATCTTCTTTGTTTCCCGTTTCATGTCCTACCTCCGATTACATCTGAATACGCTGAATGTCCTTAAAGAGGAGCTGCCACGCGACGCGCTGCCCCTGCGCCTGCAGCGGCTCATCCGGCTCTTTGACAAACGAGCCGCCCGTGCAGTAGTAGGTCTTGCCCATCTTGGGTGCTTCAATCGTGATGGAGATTGTCGTCCATGCCGACGTGTCTGCTTGCCAGCAGTAGTTGAACATCCCCTGCATGAACTTGTGCAGGGAGCTGGTCTGCTGCGCGTTGAGTGTGACGTTGCCGTTGTTGCCGGCGATCTTGCTCGCCATGATCGAGCCGTCGGCGGCGACATCGTGTACCGTGCGGTCGGTAATCTTTGAAATGCTGACATCTCCGATACCCTCACCTTGAATCGAGTACGAGCCGTAGCCGGGGCAGCTGATTGTCGCGTTGATGTCTGTAAATGAATAGGTGCTGTGTTTTGGCATTCTTTCTTCTCCCTCCTTTTAGCGGTTGACATCCACCTGAATGGTGACGTGGTGAATCGCGCCCGCGAGCTTGAGCGACACGTAGATCGGCGGTGTGTTACGTGCATCACGCTCTGCCTGTGCCTGATCGCTCATCGGCTCGCTCTGGATAAGATAGCCGCCAGGCAGAACCTGTCCGTATTCGAGTGCCATCAGCTCCTCGCCCTTCCAGACACCCTCCTGAATGAAGCCGACGCGGTTCATGTCGTCACAGACCTCCTTGACCGCCGCCTTGATGCGCCCCATGCCTGCCTCAGTCTGCGGCACTTTGTTCGACTTCACGAGCAAATCCATAATTCCGAGCTGCATGTCGTTCTTGAACTTGTCGAGGTAGATGATCTCGTCGAACCACGAGCCGTCGCCGACACGCCCCTCCTCAAACACATCATAGTAGTTGCCACGGTTGATGTAGACGTTGCCGTTGTTCTTCTTGATGTTATTCAGGTCATTCGACGTGAACGTCTGCATGTAGTTCTCCGCCTGTACGCCGACCTCGCGCTTGTATGCGAGCGTGAATGCGCTATTGATGGTGGACGCGCTCATTGCGCCCATCGCCCAGCCGATTACGGCGCAGATAGCGTCCTTGTGCGACGTGGAATACTGCCCGATGATGCGGCGGTATCCCTTGCTCTTGATCGTGCCGAAGATGCCGCCGTCCGCCGCCTTTGCCTTGTTGTCTGCCGTCGTAAAGGCAAACATGGTAGATGGCGTGCACGCCTCGATAAACTCTTGCACCTCGAGCAGCTGCGTGTCGGTCATGTCGCCGCAGTAGATACCGACGTACCACTCCGAATCCTCCTGACGGCATGACTGAATCGTCTTGATTGGTGTCTCCTTGTTGGCGATCTTGCCAATCGCAACGAGCGGCGGCTTCTTGCTCTGTCCGAAGATGAGCGCAGCCGCCTTATACAGGCGATCCTCTGTCGTGAAGCCAGCCTGAAGCATAGATGTCAGGCTGTCGTAGGTCACGATGCGCTTGTCAGCAAAGTCCGCGACTGTACCTACATCCCCCATGAGGAGGGCGAGGTTGAACTTATTGCGTGCCGGTGACATTGCCGCCAGATTGACGACGATGTTGACCACGGGGTCAAGCGGCAGCACATTTTTGAGTGCCATATGTTTTCCTCCTTCTATGGAATAAATCCCGCGCCGAGTTGGACGTGTTCAACTCGCCCGACGTTCTCGGGAGCGAGGCGATAGAGTTCATTGAATCGCAGGGAAATATCCCACCTGTCCCACCACTTCCCTGCGAAAAGCTCGGGAACTCGCGTGCAGGTCGGCAGATTCGGGACGATGAACACGTCCTTCTGTGCGAGATTTCTGCGTATTGGCTCGTAAAAGAAGCCGTCCTTCAGGAGATTTGCGATCTCGTACGACCTGCGTCCGTAGGCGGTCACCTGTAAATCCCACACGCGCGTGCGTGCGGTATCGCGGTAGACGGTCTCATCCTCTGCGCGGTACAGACTGTCTCGCTGCTTGGCGTAGTCATCGTCTGCCTCGGAGAGATACAGAAAGAGAACGTCGTCGCTGATCTTCCAGTCGGGTGCGCCAGTCTCGGGATACTTCCAGCGGATGAACTTGTGGGGATCTCTGATGATGTTCGCCGTAATTTCGGCGACCTCGCTCCAGAAAAGCTCCTGCAGCTCCTTGTAGGTCATCCGCTCTCCTCCTCCATAAGCGCACCGATTGCCTTATAATAGCCATTTGCGGCATAGTCGAAGGTATGAATCAGCTTGTAGCGCCACCCTTTCCAGACGCAGACATCCGACGTTTTCTCGGTGTCCGACACGTCAAGGCTGACCTCATCCGTGATGAACGTCTTCATCCCGTTCACACGGTCAGCAGTGTCCAGCAGCTCGAGGTCTTTGCTCGAGGACGGCTGCACGATGCCCTCTACGGTGATTTCCTCCGTCTTTTCATGGGCGACGCCGCGTATCCACTCCGTTTCGCCCTGCCTCACGACGGTGAACGTCGTACAGAAGTCGGGGTCGTGCACAATCTCCGCGACATTAATTGCCATTGTTTCACCTCATATCCCGTATGACGTAGGTGATGGACTTTCGCATCTCGCCCGTGTCGATGAGCGGACGGTCGCTTCCCTTCTCCTTGATGGTGCGGAGTGAGTTCGCAGGCCAGCCGTTCTTTGGATTCTCGAACCATCCGCGCGCGGCATTCTGCGCGACCATCCCCGCAAGCTCCAGCCCACGCTCCGCTCCTGCCATATCCCCGTGCATTGCGGCGCGGTATGCTCCTGCAATCTGTTTCCCGATTGCCCCCTTGCTGTCCCTGATGGCAGGTTCGAGGACGGGACGTGGCGGAATGGCGTAGGCCGGGCTGCCATGCGTCTGCACATAGAGGCTGTGCGCCGCACTGTAGAGCATCCCAAGGTCAATGCTCCCCCGCATCTCTGCGCGCATGACAGGGGCGCGCACGCCGTGCGTATGCAGATAGAGGAGCTCGGCGTTGTTGATCATATCACCGCCGGGGCGTGCCGCCTCTTCCTGCGGGATGCCGACGAGGACTTCCTTCTTCGTCAGTCTTTCAATCCGCTGCAGCATGGCAGAAAATCCCCTGCCCGATCTCGTGAGCGTCGCCGTACCGTTCACCATGCGACCATCCCTCCGAGGGCGAACGTCCGCGCCATGGTGACAAACTGCTGTCCGTAGGCGGTCAGCTTGTATGTTCCCCAGCCCGCGAAGTCCTCGCTAACGCTGCCGAAATCATAAGAGACGGAGATGTCCCCCGCGCTCTTTGAGGTCTGCAGTCCCTTTGCGAGACCTGCTGCAACCTTCTTCTGCACAGGATCATCCGCCTTTGCCGCCGTCTGCAGATACAGCGTCAGCCAGTGCGCGATGTAAAGTCCCATGCAGATTTCCCATGCGTCATGGTAACGTGCTTTGTGGATGGAGGACTGTGCCAGATTGACCAACGCCCGCAGCACGGCTTCCGGTACTGCCCCGCCGCCGAACTGCGGATAGGCAGCGAGAAAGTCCTCCACGCCGTATGCGGGATTTCCTCCCGTGCGGACGTTCGACGCTGCAGCGATGATGCCGAATATGTCCATTCCTGCGTACATCATGGTTTACTCCTTCTTGTCCCCCTCCTGCGGCGGTGCTGCGCCGCCCTCCTTTTTCGCGTACTTCGGCGCCCTTGCCTCCTTTGCCGCGCCCGCAGCCTCGAGGGTGCCGTCCGCAAGCGCCCATCCGTACATCGGGTCTTTCTCGACCCAGTCGGGGAGCGTGGAGAATGCGTAAGGTTCTGCCGTGACGGTTTCCCCCGTCTCAGGGTTGCGGAATCCGATTTTCCGCTTCGCAATGAGTTTCACCATTCTTCTGTGCCTCCTTAAATGCCGTCACGGTAGATGAACGGCTCGAAGTAGTGAATCTTGACCTGCCCGACGTTCGCCATGTAGAGCGAGTCGTAGGACGCCGTGTTGACGTTCGGCTGCGTCATGACGCGGCTCATCGGCACGGGTACGTCCATGCCGACAAAGCGGCGCTGGTTGACGTAGGCGACCATGCGGTTCTTCTTGCCGACACCCGCGCCGATACAGAAGCGGCACTCAGCGATCACGAGGTCAACGCCCTTTGCCTTTGCGATGTTGTGATCGACGAGGTACTGCATGATGGAGACAGGCGTCGGGTAACCATTGACGCTCACCATCGTGCGGTTGATGTATGCAAAGTTCGCAGGGTCGATGAGGATGTGGTTGGGAATGGCACTGTTGTCGTACTGCGCACCAGTCCATCCGGCGATGATCGCCTCGTCGATGTCGCTCAGAATCTCCGTCGGTGTCTTGTGCGCCCAGTCAGTCTGACCGCTTGCACCCGCCGTGACCGCCGTCGCCGTGATCTGCTTGTCATTTAAGAGGCCCGTCGTCCCGTACGCCTCCTGTCCGAGGTAGGTGTTGATGTCCATGTACTTGTCATAGTCGAGGCGAATACCGTCGTTGTAGATGTCCTCGATGCTGCGCCCAGTGACTGCGCCGCGCAGCTGATCCTGAATCTTGATGGACATGGAGACCTCGTACGGGAGTACCTTGTAGAGGTCTTTTGAGAGGTCTGCCTGAATCCGACGCACGGCGTTCTGAATGCCGCCGACGCCGTCCGCCTGACCGCCCGTGACACTGTACTCGACGTTGAATGCCGACGTTGCCTCGACCCATCCGCCGCCGCTCTCGATCTCGATGTCGCGCGGATAGGTCGTGCTGGTGAGGGGCTCGCGCAGAAGCGGGTCGAGCTTTTCGAGCTCGCTCTCGCGGAATGCAAGCCCCCCCGATACCGCCCCCGCCTCCATCCTCA